CGCTGTGCATCACGGTATCGAAATGTGTTTACAGACTTTCATCGACACGGGTGAACACACCAGTCGGGATCAGACGATAGCTGACTCGTTGTCGTATTGGAACACTAACGCCCATGAGATTATGAGATGGAATCACAAGAACGAAGAAGAATGTGTGGAGATAATCGAGCTGAACTCTGCCGTGTGGTGGGATGAGGTGCGCCCCGACTTGAACCCTCAAGCTGTTGAACACAAATTTGAAATACCTTTAGTGGTGGATCACAAACCTGAAATATGGTTACACGGCACGATAGATTTATTGCAACATCACCCCGCACCTATAGTCGATTGGAAAAACCCTGGTCGTAAACCGTCTGATGACTGGGAGAAGAAACGGTGGTCGCTTCAAGCTGCCGCTTACACGTTCGCTGTCGCCTCAATGATTGATGGTGGCATCAACGAACCGATGGAGTTCGAGTTCGTTCATCTTGTGAAAGGCAAAGTTCATCGCAACGTTGTCGAATGTGGACCCGCAGACTGGGCTAGTTTGGTTGCTCTTGCTCGGTCAGCGGGGACACTAATCACAGCAGACCTACCAGTGTGGCCTCTCCAAATGAGTGGTTGGCACTGTTCACCAAAGTGGTGTGGCGCATGGTCAACATGTCGTGGTAGGTTTGCGGGTCCAGACCCGTTCAAGCAACTATAGTTAGGAGAAACTATTATGCCAGAAGGCAATTCGTTTACGGTTTTCCGTAGACAAGTAATACAAACAGGCGATTATGAGCCTGCTGAAGCGTCATGTTCAGTGACCATCACGGTAGCTGAAGGCGCAACCCAAGAAGAAATAGTTAAACAGATCGAAGAATGGGGAACCACTCTCGACATGGCTAACTATGAGGCTTTGGGAGTCGGATATGAGGTGACAGAACAAGGAGTGCGGAGGCTTTCCAAAAGTGTTCCCTCAAACAACACGAGTGATCCCGTGGCGAAACCTGCCAAGGGGAATAGTTCCGCCAGTGGTAGCGACAAAGCGTCATACTGGGATGACTTGATGAACAACAAAGGCGACTGGTGGAACCCCAACTGGGAGAAGAAACTAGACGGCACGTTCAACAACCTTAAAGGACCCGACTATAAACACAAGAAAGACAACAACAAAGCACTATGGTTGTCTAACCAAGATGGCAGTTCACAAGTACCTGACCATTTTGTGTGTCCTTTCACTGGTAAAGACAGTGAAGAACTAGGAAAAATAGGTAAGCAGATACGCGCACGCCTATAACCTATGGAAATACAAACCCCCGAAGAAGTGAGTCGTCGCCTCGCAGCAGCGCAACAAACTGTTGCAGGCGAAACTCCTTCCGAAGTACACCCACCCGCACCAGGCGGAGAGAAACCCACGTCGTTTGTTTTAACCTCCTCGGTTGTAGACAACCTGATAGGTTTCGTTTCAAACCCGACAGAACGCTGGTATTTGGGACTCAGTGAAATAGATTTAGCTACCCGTGGTGTCGGGCGTGGCGAAGTGATGATGGTCGTAGGTAGATCACACACAGGCAAATCGCAAATGCTGTTGAACAGTATCGTGTGGAACCTAGTCAACCAACCAGACGCTCACGTAGTCATCTTCTCAATGGATGAACCTAGGGAACTGGTCACGATGAAACTTTACTGTCTGCTACGTGGCAGATCATCAGCGTCAGTTGAAGAAGGCATCAAAGAAGGCGACAAGGATCTGTTAGCAGATTTGGAACAGGCGGGAGCTAACGAACTTTCCCGTGTCGCTATCATTGACGAGTCGTTAAGGTTGGAGGACATGGCGACAGCTATGGATGAGGCTAGAGCATGGTGGGGTAGAGATCCTGCTTTCGTGATGATCGACTACCTAGAGTTGTTACCTGGTGGTGACGCTGACGCTACTGGTGTGACTACAAAAGCTCAGAATGTTAAACGTTGGGCTAAGAAGCAGCGTGTCCCTGTCGGGTTGGTGCATCAAGCTGGGCGCGGTTCGGGTGAACCAGGTCGCCCCGCTGGGTTGTATGCGGGCAGGTACGGTGGCGAGCAGGAAGCTATTTTTGTGGTGGAGATTTACCGTAAGCGTGACAAGTACGGTTTATCTAATTGGGAAACGAAATACCACGAACACAGTATTAACGTTAATTTGTGTAAGAATAAGAGAACGGCACGTTTGTTGGATCACACTTATTATTTGGATTCGACTGCTGGTCACATTCAACCTTACACGGATGAGCTGGTGCCAGAAGATGAGTGACGAAATAGGTATGGGGCATCCTGACTGGTGGAAAGTTTCTGTGTGGCATAAGAAAGAGTACTGGGAGATAAACAAAATAGAGATCTGTAGTTCAAACCTGAACAATAATTTGGTGTCGGAAAATGAGTGACGCTCACGTTGTAATGTACAGTGGTGGCAAAGCATCATGGCTTGCCGCTCATCTTGTAGCCAACAAATACTCCGAGTCGGATGTGAAACTTTTATTCACCGACACGAAAACAGAAGATGAAGATTTGTACAGGTTTCTTTACGAAGGAGCTGAAGCTCTTGATCTTCCCCTTGTTCACCTGTCGGATGGTCGGAACATTTGGGAAGTGTTTAAAGACAACAAGTTTTTAGGAAACAACAGAGTGCCAGTGTGTTCCAGAATATTGAAACAGGAAGCATCCGCAGGGTGGGTGAAAGAAAACTGTGATCCTGAAACAACCACCATTCATTTCGGTATCGACTGGACAGAAGCACACAGAGCGGAACGGATACCTAAACATTGGGAACCATACAAAGTGGATTTCCCTTTATTGTGGGAACCTGTTAGCGACAAGGAAGAAGCTGACATACTGTTGAAACAATACGGTGTGGAAGAACCCCGCTTGTATAAACTAGGTGCGCCTCACAACAACTGCGGAGGGTTGTGTATTCGCGCAGGTCAAGCTCATTTCAAATGGGCTTTAGAAGCGATCCCTGAAGTTTACGCTGATTGGGAAACTAAAGAACAAGAGATGCGTGATTTCTTAGACAAAGATGTAGCCATCTTGAGAGACAGGCGTGGCGGTTCCAGTAAACCTATGACGTTAAAAGATTTCCGTTTGCGTGTAGCGTCTGAAGATGTTAAACAATTAGATTTGTTTGACTGGGGAGGGTGCGGTTGCATGTCTGAATATGAGTGAAACGAGTGTCGCTTTCAGTGAACTTTTCAGAGGCGGGAAGATAGCTAAAGCAGGCTCAGATTTCAGACCTATGCAAGACTGGTCTGGAGGGTTTTGTACAGCTTACGGGATTGCCTTTCAGACCGCCATAGAGGACCATCTAAGCGTTCGTGAGCTACCCATCGGGGTGTACCCACTCCTAGAGGTGACAGAAGCCTCAGAAGGGCAGGAAACGGGAGCGTCTAAATACATGGTTTATTGGGGTTGCGTAGACTGGGATGTAGGAGAAGAAGAATCATTAATACACGCATTAAACGTACAAGAATTATTGAAGCAACTGAACGTGGCATCCTGGGTGGAAATTTCACGTTCCAAAGGCTACCACCTGTGGGTTTTCTTCTCGGAACCGATACTCGCACGCCACTGCAGAGAAGGACTGATCGCAGCGTGTAACATAGTTGACGCACCAATAACAGAAGTCAACCCGAAACAAATAGAACTAACAGGAAAAGGATGGGGAAACGGTGTCAGGCTCCCATACCCCGCTTGTGCAGATCCAGGTCGTAACGTTGTTATCAGACACGGAGAGGAAATGACCGCATCACAGTTCGCTACAACAGCTCTGATGTCAAGGGTACTGCCAGAGGAATGGGAGCCAGTACACGCCCTGTACAAACCCCCGCCACCCCCACCTCCTAGAAAAACGTATGCGACTAGAAACAGCGGGAAGCTGACAGGGTTAGCTGAAGCTATCAGACGCAACGGACCTCGACCAGAGCCTAACAAACCCAACGGAGACAGATCCGCGACCTTGTTCTCGTTGGCTTGCGCGATGGTTGAACAAGGCTACCCCAGTGGCGACATCGAAGAAGAACTCATAGACGCTGACATAGCGTGGGGTTCCAAATTCAACAACCGCAGCGACGGTAGGCAACGCATATCCAACATGGTCGCAGACGCAGAAAGAACAGTAAGAACATGACAGACCAATCCGTTAAACTAAGAACCGCATGTGAAATAATAATCGTTATTATCGCCACAGCTTTACTGATATTCACGTTGACGATCTGATGGAAACATTCACCCTCATCGTGGACCGCAGACCGAAAGTCAAAGCACGACCACGGCACACACGCAGCGGTCACGTATTCACACCACAAAGCACCCTCAAAGAAGAAGATGTCATAGCTGAAGAATGGGAAAACCAGATCGGCGAAAAAATAGACGGACCAGTGGAAGTGGTACTCATGTACAGTCCCACAGCAACCTCCATCACAGTGCTAAAATCTCCTCATGGAGCTAAAACCCTCAGAGGGGACATAGACAACTATGTGAAACTCACATTAGATGCCTTGAACGGTGTTGCCTGGGATGACGACAGGCAAGTGGTTCGAGTATCGGCGGTGAAAGTAGATAAACTTGACGACTAAACACACAACACACTTTGCGGACAAATCATGGGGCGCACGTTTCGACACCATGGGAGACATAAGCGAAGCGGCTTTTGAACGCAACTACGAAAAATGGGCGCGGTACGGTTTGAACAGACCAGACTTCCCAGTAGCTAGACTCCCATTAGCGACACGGTACACGCCAGACTACATTCTCGAAGGGAGATACTTCGTGGAGGTGCAAGGATGCTCCCCGCGTGCAGGTATCAAACTTAAAATAGAAAAATATGTTGCAATAGAAACAGCATGGCACACCGTAATGCCTGTGCTATACTTCTTCTGGGACTCATCTCGTAACATGTTCGTAACAGTACCGTTACAAGATCTTAACAAACTAATCAAAAGTGACCAAACAACACTAGGAACTTTCAAAGATCCAGGAATAGAGAAACCTTACTGGCAGTTGAAAACAAACATGTTTGAATGGACACACGATGGCGAAGAAGCGGGAATGGCCTGAAGATCCAACATCTTCACTATGGGCTAACACAAGAACAAAAGCAGCTTTCACAAACAACAGAGCAATAAACGACCTTGAAGCTCTAATCTCCCTAGCACCAGGACAAACCGTTGACATCCTCCCGATGCAAAACACGCACCTCCTGAGAGAAGCATTAGCCGACGCTGTAGACAAACTGTCACCCGAAGAAGAATGGATATTCAACATCCTGTTCATAGCAGGCTTATCGTTACGGCTCGCAGGCAGAGTGCTGGGCATACCCAAAACGACGTTAGCTAGACGACGCGACGCTATACGACTGAAACTTTTAGAAGATTTAACAGAACACCCAGAGGTAAAGGAATGGTTGCACAAAAAAAACGTCAAACCCTCATCGAACGAGTAACAACAGACGGACCTCACACATGGCAGAGCGCCGCTCTCAGAGCCGCTGTGATAATCGACGACTACTACACGCCACGCGAACCGTCAAACAACACTGCGCTCGTGGACTTGAGAAAGTATTTAGATCACATGGTTGACAGACGTGACGGAAGCTGGTTGGCGTGGGCTTGTCTAGCTGAACGCAACCTGCACGCTGCGATAGATCACGGTGTAACCTCGTGGACTACAGGCAGAGGCAGACCACGCGCTAAACAGCTCATAGGTTTCCTCACGGAGAAACAGAAAGCGTACGGGTATGAGAACATACGCCGTTTCGGTCAGACAGGTTTATGGGTGCGTTCACACGACAAAGTGGCACGCATGGAAAATCTGGTCGCTATGCACGCAGACCCAGGTTGGGAACCTTTAGCTGACACTTTCAAAGATCTGATCGGCTATTCGATCATAGGGATAATGTTAGATTTAAGGACTTTCGATCTGCCCGTCAGTGGGCATGTCTCCGAGGCAAGCGTCTAACATGTTCATCAACGAAGCTACCCATATCCCGAAACAAGACTGAGCCTCGTCACTACCATCCATTCCAGCGAAGTAGGTAGCGACAAGGGCATCAGCTTCATCACCATCAAACACCAACAGTAACCCAAGTTTTCCATTAGAGGACCATTTTGCGTGGGTTCCATCATCAGTGTCTAACACTCTTGATGTTGCTTGGAGATTGTCATAAATCTCTTTGGAAATCTGCCAGCCTTCAGCGTTCAGAAACTCCTGCCATTTTTCCTCAACATCAACATTTTCTTCCATTGTTACTTAGCTACACGATCCTTAACGAACGTTTTAGCAACAGACACAGCGGCAGCTAAACCTGCGATACCCGCACCTTTAGCTGACGACAAGTCAGCAACAACAAACACACCAAGAAACGACTGGGCGAAAGTCCAAGCCGCTCTTTCTAATAAATCACCAAAGTTTTTCATTTTCTTTTTTTACTCCTGTTAGCTTTATCATACGCTATAGCGGCAGCCTGATCCCGTTTATAACCCTCCGAGATTAGAGTGCCTATGTTTTGAGAAATAGTTTTCTGATCCGATCCTCGTTTAAGAGGCATCTTCAGTACCTAGGTTTTCTAGGCTTACGAGCCATTAGTCGTTCTCGTCGAACTTGGCGCGCATACCGTTACTCATACGCAACATAGCGTCACCAGTTAACGTACCCAGATTAGCTGTAGGGCGTGTCACACTCGACACGACCACACTCTCAGCGTTAGTGCTAGGAGTAGTACCATCTAAATTGTGAGGCATCTTAACCTACTTTCCGAAAGGGCGGCCACCTTGATTGGCGTTGCCCAAATTAGTTCCCCGCAAATACGCTGCGGCTTTCTTAGCCTTCTGACTCATATCCCACATGTTAAATGAAGAAGTCGAGTTGTAAGGCTGCTCATCCTGCGACCCGAACGTTTCCTGAAACGAAGGACCGTACCCTTTACCTTTTGGCATAATTTTTCCTTACTGTATGAACAAGGCGCTGAACGTATCACCATTCACCACGCCTGTAACCTTCAAAAAACCTTGTGTCTTTTGAAACTCTCTGACAGCGGACACAGTTTTCTTACCGAAAATCCCATCAACAGGACCAGGGTTGAAACCACGTTCCACTAATTTTCCCTGCACTAAACGCACAGGCAAACCTCTGCTACGAGAAGGCCGAGACAAAGGAGTTGCCTTAACCTTCTCATGTAAATCCTTAAAGAACTGGATGATAGCCGCCCAGTCAACAGCTTCAGGAGGTTCCACGACACCCATGCCTCCCTCAACCCAGTTACCTAACCAGTCACCAGGACACGTCGTATACCCTTCACGGCTCTTTTTGCGATGCGTTGAAACCCAAAGCCCTTTGCCGAAATGGTACTCAGCGGCATCAACAACTGTTTGTAAAGCACGTAAAGCATTGTCGCCAGGCTTATTAAAACCCCAGCCAGTAAAGCACACGCTGATTGAACGACTGTTCCAGCCTTTAGTTCCAGCTCCACGGTTATCCCATCCTCTGCCTTCAAAAATGGTTCCCGATTCGTCTACAAGCCAGTTGTAGCCAATACCATCCCAACCTTTACCCATGTGGTGTCGTTCAAATGCTTTAACAGCGTCAGAGTTCTTAGGTCCGTTCTCCACACCTGAGTGGTGGATGACTACGCCTTGAACTTTGGCACGGTTAAGTTTGTCGAATTTTCCTTTTGGTGGCGGTTGAGCGCCCCATTCTTTTCTTGAGATGTGTTTCATCTATTTATACTCCGTTTTGTCCCGTTAAATCTCTCGGAAC